TACGGAAACTTGCAAGTTGTCCTTTTTCAATAAGTTCGGATGTTGAAGTTGCCTTGTAAACAGGTCCAAACAAACCCTCTAATACTAACCTGTGAGTTTGGGTACCATCTAATGTACCAGTTGTACCTATTCTGTATTTTGCATTGACACAACCGGACAAAATTGTAGTCAATGATTTTGCCTTGAACTGATGTGCTTCGTCACCCAAAACGAAATCGAATTGTTCAAAGTATTCGGGAGGATTTTTATAGATTGACTGCCATGTTGTAATGGTCAGGAATTTATTGGTATGTTTTTCTTTACCTGCATACTGTTTATGGCAGTATTGTTCAGAATCATATCCATAAGATTCAAAGTCACTATACATCTGTTCCACTAATGATGTAGTGGGAACAATCAGTAGACCTCTCTTATTCTCTATTTGCAAATGGCGAACGATTAGGTATAGAATTAAACTTTTGCCACTAGCCGTTGGAGAAAGTAATAAAATACGCTTGTTGCGTATCGCATGAACAAAAGAATTAAATTGATAGTCCCTAGGTTCAAAAGGAAGACCTAGTGTATCAACAAACTCTTTTGCTTCTTTTACCGAAAAGTTTTCGGTGAGACTGATGTTTGGGTCAATCTCTATCGTGTATTCTCGTTCTTTACAAAATTTTTCAATGTAAGGAACAAGACCATGATATATGGTAAAAGAACGCAAGTCTGCCAATCTAATTTTACCATCCCACATTCTACTCTTGTATGCAGGTGTAAATTGATAACCAGGAACATAGAATGTAAAATAGTCACTTAGTTCCTGAGCAAGACCACGGTCACATTCAAACTGAATGTATGCCTCGTTCTTTTTGTGTAGAATTAAATCAGACACCTTGGATAAATCTTTCCCATGCTATAAAGTCACGCAATTGAAATGTGCGACTGTTGAGTTCTTTAAGTATAGCGGTGCAAACATCAACAATTTCATCGTTCAGGACTTTTTGTGCCTGATACTTGTTTAAATCCTCATCGCTATCCATATATGTAGATAGGTCGGATTTGAGAACAAATGGAAATGGTTCCCATCCATACTTCTTTAAGTCATCGTCATCTAACTTGCCAGTATAGTATTCCCATTTAATCTTACGCATCTTGTTAAATTTAAACTCTGCCTCTTTGGAGAGCAAACGATGGCGGCTAAGTATGTTCAAATACTTACTGTGTAATTTGGGAATGTCTAGTAATGCCTTACCTGGTTCGGTTCGGTCAATGTCGGCGTCTTTACGCCATTCTTCTAGCAGTTCGTCTAATTTACTCATAATATAAAACCTCCTTCATGGAGAATACACTAATTGACGGTAAATGTCAAGTGTTTTTAAAACAATTTTTCAATATCATACCAACTGTACCTGAATGTGGCATCTGCCGTAATCTGAGTATCAGGACCATCCGATGCACTCATAATGAATGTGGATAGTGTAGTTGGGAAAACATCGTAGAACTTAAACTTGAAATACGGCTTGTTGTTTGATGATAACAAGGTGATAGTTGCATCAGAGTATTGCGGTTTATTATCTCGTCTTGCTGCGGCAACTTTACTTAGATTACCAAGATTCTTGTATTCATCAAAGTCGTGTGGGAAAGTCATAGCACGAATCCAATCGTGTGTTTCTCTCCATGCAGTTAATTCTTCATCTACAAAGAATGTGACATTCAATAAATCGTAAATTGCCTTCTCACCAGGAATATACAAATCAACAAATGGTGTGTTTTGTGGAATCTCAGACAATGAAATACCTGGAACACTTACTGATTGGCAAAAGAACTGTGTGTTAGGCAGTCGTGAAAAATTCAACTGAAACTTATTAGGTATCAGTAAATTCTGATTGGTTGGATTTCTGTCAAGTGCGGTCATAGTGGTATATTTATAAGATAAAAAAAGACCCACCTTTTAACGGGTGGGTCTTTTAAGTGTCACTCTTATCGGTGACTTAAAGATTACATCAAGTTAGCAATCTTGAACGCACGGTAGTAGTTGTTGCTGTTTACATTGATTGCACCAGCGCCAACAGTTGTACCTTCTGCGAATGGGTTTGCGACTAAGCCGTAGCGAGTCTTGAAACCAATCTTAGGTTGGAAAGTACCTGTGTCAACTGCACGAACCATTTGTAGAGGTACATATGGGCAGTAGAACAGACCAGCGTCATAAGCGTTAGAACCCTTATAACCAACAACTGCGAACTCAGAAGTTGCACCAGTTGGGAAATATGGATCGATATACACTTTGATACGACCGAACAGAGTACCAGCGAATGTAGAACCGGTATCGTCAACAGTCAGGTTAACTTGTGAGTTAAGAGCAGATTGATAGTCTAACAGACCAGCCATTGCCAAAGCAGAAGCCACATCTGAAGAACAAATCATAATGTTACCCTTACCACGGCGTGTCAACTTAGCGATTTGGTTCGCTTCACGCTCGATTTGGAATGCCAAACCTTTAACTTTTTCAACCATCCAACGACCGTTAGAGTCTGTGTCAAGGTCGAAAGTACCAGTTGTTGTAGTACCAACTTGTGCGCCAACTCTTGCAGTTGCGTAAACGGTACGAACAACTTCACGGTTGATTTCAGCAAGAATTTCAGATGACAAGATGTTTGCCAATTCTGTTTCAGCGTCAAGACCATGAACTGCTTTCAAGTCTTGTGCAAGTTCTAATGAGTATTCTGCTTTCAATGCACGGGTACGAGCAGTAACAGTAACTTTCTCAATAGAGAATGCCATTTCTTGGAATGTGTTAGAACCATCGCCAAGAGCTTCGCCAGCGCCTGTTGTCATTGTACCTGGTAGGTTAGAGAACACGGTGTTAGCGAACACATTACCAGAAGTAGATGTGTTAGATTGTAGAGACAATGCAGCTTGAGTAGCAGCACCAGAGAAACCAGAGTTAGCTTCGTTGTAGAAAGCTTCTGTACCAGTTTGGTTTGCATAGCGTGAACGCATTGCGAAAATCAAACCTGTAGGACCAGTCATTGGTTGAACGCCAGCGATATCATAAGCGATAAGGTTAGGCAATGAACGGCGAACTAAGCTGATTAGGATTGGGTCGAAACCTGCAACAGGTGAAGATGCAGAACCACCGAAACCACCAGAAGCTACGGTGTTAACCATAGAGTTAGTAGGACCAGTTTCGTTCAGAACACCAGCGGCCTTTGCCATTTCAGATGCTTGGTTCTCAAGCACAACTGCTGTAACCGCTTTACGGTATGGGTCAGCAATTTTTGGTAGGTCAGCGTGGTCGAGAACGCCTTCCCACTTCTTTTGTAATTGTTCGGACAAATACATGTTTTTTTTCTCCTTAGAGTTTTACTTAATTAAATCTTTGTTTTAGAAATTGCTTGTGCTACTGCGGCAACGAAGTGGTCAGTAATAACTGGCTTCTGCTCTGTAGCATCTTCTACTTGCTCGTGCAATTGGTCTTCAGTTGCCTTTTTAGCACCAGAAGGGAAGTAGTTCTCACGAATTGTCTCAATCTTAGTTTTGTATTCGTCCTCTGTGGAGAATTCAACGCTCTCTGCAAGCGATTTGATTTTTTCGATTTGAGTGGTTGTGAGACCTTCACAAATTTCACGGGTAATTTCATTCTTACGGGACTCTACGAGTGCCTTTGCATAAGACATACCACGCTCGATTTCTTCATCTAACTTGGATTCAAGTTCTTCAACTTTAGTTGCGAGTTCGTCAACAAGGTCAACTTTCTCGGAAGGAACATCGATGTAGTGTTCTGCAAATAGGTTACGCAGACCAGCAATGAATTCTTCTGTCAACTCTGAACGCAGACCAGATTCAATAGCGATTTGGTTTTCTGCCATCCATTGTTCAACAACATATGATAGGTAGTCATCAACTTTTTCTGTTAAGTCAGACTTGATGCCTTCAACTGCTTCTTCAAGCATACCTGCATATCTTGTTTCAATTTCTTCTTCAATTTGAGAAACACGGTCTAAAACACGAGCTTCAAAAATTGTAGCTGCTTTAGTTTTGAATTCTTCTGAGAT